CATATTCTAATAACATTCTTATCTTAGTAATTCCTACTTGTTGCGTATCAATAGCACATCCCTCAAAAGAAGGTAACTCACTATAAGTAAGTAATGGAGAATCTTCATAAGTTACTAACGGTATGTCATCATAAGACGCTGTGGTAAAAACAACATAGCCTGTACCTACTACAAAAACTAAACCTGTAGTTGACCCACATGGTGGCGTATCTGTATCTAAGCCGTCATAAGTATAAATAATATTAAGTGTTTCATTGATGTTAGTAGTTGTGAATAATTGGTGGTCTGCCTCTAGTGAATATACATCACTACTATCTAATGACTTAATCCAAAAATTATAAGTATGGTTAAAATCAGGAAACCATTCGAAAGTGTCAACATTGCCGACTACACCAATAACAAAACTAGTGTCCCAAGATATACCGCTTCTAATCTCATATCTATCCGTATCCATAGATACAGACTTATCCCAACCGAATCTTACTATATTGTCATTTTGAATAACTGTAAAGTTAGAAGGTGGCTCAGGTGGTGCAAAACGTCCCTGTAAAGACACCTCTCCGCTTACTTCACTGCCTAAACTATCTATTACCTTAATGGTGTATGTTTCAGGAGCTTTAATGTTAGTTATATTAATACTATCAGTATATACACGCTTATAAAATACATCATCAATATATACGTCATACCAAAGTGAAACACCTCTCCATGTTGCTATAATATCAGATACTACACTTGTGTTAACATAAGAAATAGCCTCGTTTAAAGCAAGCCCTGTTAGTTTAAAATCGGTGTCCGTATGTGGTACTAATTGCTCAATATCGTTATAAACATCTTCTACATATTCTAATGCTGATATTTTACTTCGTTGCTTAGAGGTGTTAGTTATAGAGACAACTCTCATCTTTTTAGATATTTTTCCAACTGAGCCAAAACTATAAACATCGTATTTGCTTGGTGGTGTTGCGGTAGGAGTTGTGAACGTTAGAATATCAGTTTCAATTTCTGTATTTATTATTCTTTCAGTTACAATCTCGTCCGTTTCGCTATGTCTAAACTCTATGTAATAGTCTAGTCCTGCTTCTAAAATAACACTATTGTCTAGCGTTACCGTAGTTGTATTGGCTTCTACTACTCTACCGCTTGCTATACCTATCTGAGGTACATCATGAGCCACTTTAATAACATCACCTACACGGCAGGTAATGGCTTCTGTTTCAACTTCAAAAGATTGAGTTATAGTTAAGTATCTATTACAGTTTAATAAAAATTTAGCATATTTTAACGCCATATCTTTATTAGTACACCCTATATATTGGATGCTGGCTGTGTTTACATTTTCAACGCTGTCAAAGTTTGCGTTAGATACTTCTAAGATTTGAGGCTCCCAATCTACCGTGTCATCATAATAAGTTATTTCAATCTTGTTAGCCCTATCTTGAATAGGCAAAAATTGCTCATTAAAACTATCTTTTGCGATGTTACCCATAGTGAATAAAAAGCCTTGTATTGGTAACTCATTAGCTTTGTCAATAATTACGCTCCATTTGCTACCATACTGCAACACATTCCCACGTCCTAATAATCCTATTAAATCTAAAGCTTTTCTTACTGTATAAATACCGTCATAATAAATATTACAAGTATAATTTTTTTCTACACAATGTAGGGACCACTCATTAAACTTCTCTAGCTCTTTATCTGATAAGCTTTCACCGCTTCTGTTTAATATGTCTTTACAAGCTTCAGCAGGGTTGTTAATATCATTCTCGGCTACAATACTTATAATAGGTAAATTTCCACTAAGTTGGTCTGTTGCAAGAATTCTAATACCTAATAGTGCTGTATTTGGATATGTGAAATCATCTGTAACAATTTCTTGTATATATTCTAAAGTTAAATCACTTCCATATCTACTACCTGTTATTGGGGGCTCATAAAATCTAACTCTAATTTGATATGAATCTTTAGGTAAACCAGCAACTTTATACGTTTTTCTTATTACTTCCTGTGCATCATTTTTAATTTCTGAATAATGATCAGAAAGATAATCCCATTCCGTGAAGATATCAGGTGGTACTATAGTGCCTAAATATATATCATTATATCCGGGTTGTAAAACTGTATTTATTGGCAAATGATTTGCTGTGTCTATATAGTCCTCAGAGGTCTCAAACTCATTAGTTATAGGATTATAAAAAGTTACTGTCCCCCCAACTGCTAAGTATGTTTTTGCTCCATCATAAGTTAAAAATCTAGCATATAAACTATCAGCTAGTTTTATCCAATAATATAAAGCTTCTCCCCCTGTGGCATTAGTAGGATTAAGCGGAATCCAATCCCCTTTATATTCATATTCTACTTGTATCTTTACTGAATGCTCTTCAATGTCACCTAAATCAGAAACGTGCCAAATTCCATAAGGTGCAACAATACCAACATTTATACCGCTGACACTATTTCCGTCCGTAGTGGCATACGTCCAATCGTTAGTTATTGTTTTATTAACCTGTTTATCTGATACTACATCGTCAAAAATAGGGATAATAGTTTGATTATTGCTCCCGTCTCTTGTGTATGTGATTGCATCTCTATAATTAGCTATTGGCTCACTATTTATTTGTATTGTTGAAGTATCTAGGGATGTGATACCGTCTGCTACTGCATATAATAAATTTAAGTATTGAAGATCATCTTGCGTTTCTATAAACTTACTTATTAATGGTGGCGTAACTCTATGTTTACCATAAAGTACAGGTACGGGGATTCCTTGTTGAACTGAATTACCTCTTGTATCCCATGAATATGTGGGGCTATTGTTTATATTATCTAATACCCCCGTGTCAATACTTGGCGTTTGAGGGGCAAGAACTGAACTTATTATCATTCCCCCAACCATAACAACACCTGCAACCGCTAATGACCCTAAAAAAGCACTTCCTGCTATAGTATAAGTACCCGCCGCCATAACTCCTAAGCCTGCACCTGCTAGCATATACGGTGCAGCAACAACTAACGCAATCATTGCCACCATTGTAATAATGCTTTTACTATCTCCACCACCAATAGGCACTAAAGAAATAGAAATAATATCATCGTTCATTATCTCAAAGTCATCTTTAATAATTATCTGATTTTTTGCAATCACTACCTCATATAAAACTGTGTCGATGTCTAATTTTTCTACAAGTTCATAAGCGGTGTTTGCTTCTACTTCCTTTGTAAATCTTTCTAAAGGGTTGAATATATTGCTATAGGTAAGTATTTTCGCCATGTCTGTAAAATCCCTTTATAAAGTATGAGTAATCTTTTATGTTTACAATATGACTCCCAACGCCTTTAAGTGTATGAATCATCTTTGTATCTGTTAACATTATACCGAAATGCTGGATTATTTTAGGGTGCTTAGGGTCATGAGCCATTGCAATAACATCAAACCTTTTAGGCTCTTTAGTCTCATACCAATTTAAAGATGTTTCGGCTAGATACTCATCTTCTATGTCCTTTGATTCAAAGGCACTTGCGTTAGGTTTATGTACATCTATGCCTAGTAGGTCTTTATATACAAGTCGCACTAATCCATAACAATCGCAACCATCAAGAGAACTTTCTCTATTTTTAAATGGTATCCCTATGTAGTTATCAAACAATTATTAACCCACTTCCTGATACTCCAATAAACCCGCCGAATCTAGATCCATTATTATAAGCTCTACACGTTGGAAGTGTTTTATCACAGAATTCTCCATCTCCTGCGTATTGGCATTGTTCAGATTTAAATTTCCATGCACAAAAAGACTTCATTATCTTTCTTGTAGGGAAAGACTTATTGTACGGGTTTTTAGCACTTAATTTAAAAGTAGCCCATTGTGGGTTGGTAGTCGGCTGTTGAAGTAAAGCGGTATGCTCTAATATTGGAGTTTCATTTGTTAAGTCGTTTGTGTTTATTACTCTAATTACACATATTATATCGTTGCCATCAATCCCGTTTTGTTTTAAATATAAATCATAATCATGTAGATATCTCTCAATGACTCTGTTTACATTAGATATTTTAATAGACCATTGAGGGACTTCCGTACCTGAGTTTTGAGCCATATCTGTAAAATCAAACGGGAATTGTTGCCAAAGTGTATCTTTCCAAGTAATATCTTCTGTATTGTTTACTAAAAATATTGTAGGGGTATCGGGGATTTGTATCTCTAATAAAACTAAAAATACGGCATCAGTAGATAAAGCATTTTTATCTTTAATAGTTTGATTGCTTAAACTCATACTTGTTCCAACTGTATAGAAGTAGAAGCGGTAACGCCTGTTGTATGCTCTTTTGTTATTTTAGCTTGATTAAATATTACTGTGTATGTAACATCGTCATAAGTATAATCAAAAGATAAGCCTTGATTGTCATTAAAAAAGTCTTCTAAGATTTGATAGTCTTGAAGCAATATATTCTTATAACTTAAATCCCATGTGCGTTTGGTTTTAGTTGTTGTACGTCTGACTTTAGTGTAAGCACCTTCTGACTCTGCTTTAATAACTGGTATATTTAAATCAGTTTTTGAGCCTTGGTGTGGTACTGGTGAAATTGGGTATATTGCCATTTTTTAATCCTTACATATTAAAAGCAGTTCTTAAACCGCCTTTGTTAGTTTGTAACGCACCGATAACGATATCAATTACAGCACCGTCCATATCTTGACTCATACTGCTTTCCTCGATCTTTAAATCTTCTCCGCCTTCATTTACTATTCTTACAGTTACGTTTTGAATACCGCCACCATCTGTTACCGCTTCGACTCCTAAATTTCCGCTAGATGTTCTAGTTAATGGAAGGATTGCTTCATCGCCTGCTTCGCCCATAACTCCCGTATTCGAGCCGGGTACTCCACCCGTTGCAAACATGAAAGGGGTAGGACTTGACACCACACTATTAGAATAAGAACTTAATGAAGGGCTACCGCTGAAGCTACCACCTTTAGCAAAACCTGCATCAATGCTAAATTGGGTGTCTGTTACTGACGGTGTTGTGGCTGTTGCATTTTCGGTAACAGTTGGAGCAAAATAATCTGTCACCCCACCAACTAAAGGTTTAACAATAGCCATCTTAACCATTTCCATATAGATTTGGTTGAGAATATCCATTGCTAAGTTTCCGAAGTCTAAAAACCCCTCATTCGCAAAGTCAAAGAAGTTAGCAAATGCACTTTCCATTCCTGACTCTAAGTTTTTTACAGCTATGCCCATAGATGAGAAGCCATCAAGAACTTTAGCTGTAATTTGTCTCTCATTATCCATTGTTTTATCGTAGTAGGCTTGTGTTATCTCGCCTTTAGCTAACATTGCATCGTTTTCTATTTGGATACGCTCAAAGTTTATATTTGTTAAGGCTATAGACTTATCTACCTCATCATCTATTAATTCAGCTTGTCTAGCTCTAAACTCTAATTCTAATTGTTGCTGTTTTAATGTTTGGTCTATTGCTTTATCCCTAGCGTCTTTCTGCTCTTTTACGAAATCTAGTCCTGCCTCTGTAAGTTCTATAGTGTTTAATGTAACTTGTGCTGTTGCATCTGCTAGTTTTTTAGTTTCTGTAACATTCTTTTTAGTAATATCATATTTATCATCTTTATCATCTTTA